AATTTCACGCAAAACAGTTCAAATTTCTAACACATACGACGTAGTACGTAAATACGGCCGTAAGTCTGAAGTTGCTTACCAACTCATGAAAGCTGGTAAAGAAATGAAACGTGATATGGAATATGCTTTAGTACGTAACCAAGCTTCTTCAGCAGGTGGCGCAGCAACAGCTCGTACATCAGCAGGTATTGAGTCTTGGATCACTAACCGAGTATTAGCAACAGGTTCTACAGCAGGTACAACACCTGGCTTCTCAAATGGAACAGTTGCAGCTCCTACAGATGGTACTGCAGTAACATTCATTGAAGCAGACTTGAAGTCAGCTTTACAATTAGCTTGGACAGACGGTGGCGAGCCATCAACAATTCTTATGTCAGCAACTAACAAAGCACGTTTCTCAGGCTTTGCAGGTATTGCTACTAAGTTTGTAGACGTACAAGTTAAGGCACAAGCTACAATTACTGGCGCAGCAGACGTTTACGTTTCTGACTTCGGTAACCACACAGTTAAACTTGACCGTTTCATGAGAGATGCAGCAGTTCTCTGTATTGATCCTGGTTATGTTGGTTTAGCTTCACTACGTCCATTAAGCAAAGAAGAACTTGCTAAGACTGGTGATTCAACAAAATGGTTACTCACAGCAGAGTACGCATTAGTGGTTCAAAACCCAGATGCACATGCTAAAGTACAAAACGTTGGTGCTTAGTAACTAGTTATGATACAATGGAGGGAGTTAATTCTCCCTCTTTGTATTTATTATGCCAATATTATTTGATCACAATAGCGTAACAGGTGTAAGTCAATATTTTGACTATGACCCAGCTAAAGATACATACTACCTAACTTCTACTCAAGACTTGAGTGGCATGTTAGACAAAATTAAAGAAGCAAGAGATAACCCAGACATTTGGGACAAAGGCGTTAAACAAGAATGGGCGCATTTTGCTAGCATTCCTCCAGTAGTGGAAATGCAGAAATTGACTACAAAACGTGGATAAAGAAGCAAGACTAAAAGAATTAGTTAAGTCTTTTTTTGAAGACTATTTAGACTATACTGAAGTGTCAGATGGTGATAAAGAATTTCATCCTATATACATTTCATCTTGCAGAGTATTAATGACTCAAAAGTTATCTGAAGTATTAAAAGAGATGAGAGAATTATCAGGTGTTAAATGTGGATAAAGACGAATTAAGAAACGTACAATTAGCCATACATGACCTTATCACTAAGGAAAAGTATGACTTAGCAATGCCACTTATAAACGAAATGTTAATGATGTATCCTAATGATGCAGCGACATTAAACTTTGCTGGATACATTTGGTTAATGGGTGATAAACCTGCATTTGCATACCAGTACTTCCGTAGAGCATTACAAGAACAGCCAGGTAACAAAGCATTATGGACTTCTCTAGGTCGTGCATGTCACGAAATGGATAACTTTGATGATGCTATTAAATACTTTTTAAAGTCAGCAGAATTAGACCCTAACTATGCTATGGCATACTCTAATGCTTCAGCATCATTGGTCCAAATGTCACGTTGGGATGATGCAGAAAAGTCAGCTAAGATGGCTTTAGAATGTGACCCAAATGAATTACACGCACAATTAAATTTAGCTCATAGTTATTTAGCTAAAGGCCAATGGGTAGAAGGCTGGAAAGAATGGGATAAGTCACTAGGCGGTAAGTTCAGAAAAGAATTAGTTTATGGTGATGAGCCAAGATGGGATGGATCTAAAGATAAAACTATTGTTATCTATGGTGAACAAGGCCTAGGTGATGAGATATTTTACGCATCATGTATACCTGACGCTATAGACATTAGTAAAAAAGTTTATATAGACTGTGATGAAAGGTTAGAAACATTATTTAGACGCAGCTTTCATAAAGCAGAAGTGCATGGCACTCGCAAACAAGACAATGTGGAGTGGTTAAATGGAATTACTTTTGATGCAAGATGTGCAATTGGTGGACTACCTCAGTTTTTCAGACCAAACAGCAAGTCTTTTCCTGGGACTCCTTTTCTAGTACCTGATAGTGAGAAGGTAGACATGTGGAAGCACATGTTTAAGTCATGGAATAAAACAGTAATTGGCATCACAACTAAAGGCGGTACATTTAGAACTAACTCTAAAGGCCGTGAACTTACAGAAGAAGACTTACAGCCACTATTAAAGCGTAAAGATATACAATTAGTAAGCTTAGACTATAGCGTAGAACGCAAAATTGATGGCGTAAAGTACTTTGAATTTGCGACAGACGCAAAAGACTATGATGATACAGCAGCAATTATAGCTGCATGTGACATGGTTTTAGGTGTAAATACTACAGCATTGCATTGTAGTGCTGCTATGGGTGTTAAAACATGGTGTTTAGTACCAAAATGGCATCAATGGCGCTATGCTCAACCTAGTATGCCATGGTATCGCCACATGAGACTAATATATCAAGACGATAGAACATGGAAAGAAGTCATTGAGCAAATTAATATCTGACTCATATAGAGAAATGCAGTCTAAACTGCATGAAGATGCAAATTATGGTATAGCAAGCGTTACATACGCACCACTTGTTGACTTAATTATTAAAGAAAACAAAATAAGATATTTATTAGACTACGGTGCAGGTAAATGTAGACTAAAAGATGCTATTACAGTAGATGTAAAATACACTCCTTATGAGCCAAGTAATGAATTATGGTCATCTATCCCTGAACCAACAGAGTTCGTGGCTTGTATTGACGTTTTAGAGCATATAGAACCTGAATTATTGGATAATGTTCTAAATGACTTACAAAGAGTGACTATGAAATTTGGACTATTTACAATACATACAGGTCCAGCGTCTAAAATTCTACCAGATGGACGTAATGCACATCTAATTCAAGAACCACTATCATGGTGGGAAGATAAAATAAAATTAAGGTTTAAAATAATTAAACAAGTAGGTATGACTAACGGTTGTATCTTCTTTGTTAAAAAAGGATAACTATGGCTTTTACCAACTATACTAGTTTTGTTACAGTAGTAGAAAACTATTTAGCAAGAACAGACTTAAGTTCACAAATACCTGACTTCATTCAATTAGCACAAACAAGAATGTCACGTGACTTAAGAACTGAAAAGATGTTAAAGGTATCTACTGCAAGTTCTACTGCTGGTGATGGAACTGTAGCACTACCAAGTGACATGCTAGAAGTTAGAGAAATACATGTACAAGGTAACCCTGTTATTAGACTAGAATATCAGTCACCAGACTTATTCTTTAAGAATGGTCAAACCACATTATCAGGTATGCCATACTATTTTACAATGCTAGGTTCAGAGTTTCAGTTCGCACCTATATTTGACTCTACAATGACAGTTCAAATATTGTATTATGCTCAACCTACATTTATATCAACAACAACTGCTAGTAATTTATTTCTAGCTAATTACCCAGACGCTTTATTATACGCAACTCTAGCAGAGGCAGAGCCATATTTGATGAATGATGGTCGTATTCAAACATGGTCAGCTTTATATGACAGAGCAATTGCTAATATTAAAACAAGCGACTTGGGTCAAACATACCCATACACTTCACTAAGCGTAACACCACGATAAGGAAAACAAAATGGCAGAAATTAGTAATTACTTAGAAAATGCAATTATCAATGCAACTCTAAGAAACACAACATATACATCACCAGCAACAGTTTATGTATCACTATGGACTTCAGACCCTACAGACGCAGGTAGTGGAACAGAGGTATCTGGTGGTTCTTATGCTAGAACAGCAGTCACATTTGGCGCACCATCAGGTGGCGTGTCAACAAATAGTGCAGCAGTAGAATTTCCACAAGCTACAGCTTCATGGGGAATTATTGGTTGGATAGGTATTAATGATGCTTCTACATCTGGTAACTTACTTTACCATACAGCATTAGATACATCTAAAGATATTGACTCAGGTGACATATTTAAAATTGCTACAGGCAACTTATCTGTAACATTAGCTTAAGGTAAATTATGCCAGTACCAATGACGCTAGAAGAGCTAGACGTTTATGGTAGCTTGGAAAATGTACCATATAGTTTAGATAACACGTTTTATA